TCTTTGATTTGTCCCTGGGAGTAGCGCACCATCCATGAGCAATTGATACTGTCCATCGTCAGTAAAATCTAAATCAGCGCAATAAATATGATAACCTGTTAAATTTGCGCTACCTCCACCCGTGCTAGGTGAACTTTGACCTGCAAAAACCAAATTTCCTCTAAAGAAGTTGGCTGTGTTTGACTGTATCTGCCAATCTCTCTGCTGGGAATCCATTGACAAAATTGCGTCTGTACTTTTATCGACAGCGGTAACATTACAGACGATGAAAGCTTGAAGGTTTCCGCTTGCAGGAGTTGATAAGTTATTCAGTTCAAAATAGTCGCCCCCATCAAGATCAAAAACATTGAGTGAATTAAGTGTACTTGAACCCGTGACAGGATTATCTTTTGCCGTAAGATTATTAGAATTGCTAGACTTATCAGCCCATGCGGTCACCTCATTTGACGCGTTCTTTATAATCGTTGAGGAATCGCTCGCGTCGTACCAAGCTTTCAAGTTGGTCATCACTGGCGTCCAAGCAGTAAAATTAAACTGTCTTGCTTGAGTTGTCCCGCTAGCAGATCGAACATACAAAGAGTACCCATCACTAGGCGGCACGTCTGTTAATAAAAATGAAACTCTTTCCTTAGTTGGTTTACCTACAACCATTGCTCCTAAATAAGACGCAGGTGGACTAGCGCCATTATATTCAATTCCAAATGTAACAATAGGCTCTACAGAATGGCCAAAAGGAAATTTCACTTCTATAAAATTTTGATTAACCGCCCGCATACCATCTAAATTAACCACTGTAATTTGGTCGTCGTTAACCAATTTAATAGGTGTGTCTGGATCCTGCCCTTTACTTTCTGCTATTATTTTGTTCGCATCAGCCATAACTCCTGGCCCAATTGTATCATAAGGAAGCATTTTAAAAAAGCTAGGAGGTGTACCAACAGGTTCTGTATATTGAAAACTAACAGCACTCTGCAAAGCTTCAATATTTTCCCCACTAAAAGCTTCATAAAGATTTTCGCTAGCAGGAGTAAAACCGTAACTATCACCTGTGTACAAATCAACCTGTACCACATTGTAATTCGTGTATTGACTATCAATACCTGACCCATAATATTGATTCTTAAAGTTGTACTCAAAGCTTATAGCTGTGCCACCAGATATACCTGTTAAATCCATCACATCCATTAAGGGAGATTCGGAAGTGAAACCGGTATTATATATCAAGTCATCAGAATTTTGGTTTTTTCTTTTTATATCTATAGTGATGTCAGCCTCTCTGACTTTTTCGTAACCACTTCCTGCGTATTTATATATTTGAGTTCCGCTAGAATTAACCCAACACCAATTAAAGCCAACGTCATTAATTTCTAGCCTAGATTCCTCAACGCCTCCTGTTAAATTTATTATTTCTATATCCCTGCTAAATTCTTCTTGAATATTTATTCCATCAAAAAATGATTGATTAGAAAAATCCTCAGAAAATAAACCAGTCACTACTCCCACTTCGTTTCTTCTTAGTCCAACCCAACCATTACCCTTTTCTAGGCTATTTATTTTATTTAATTGAGATGGGTTTAACACTACCGCAGGCATTCTATCTATAGAATTAAGATAAGAGGCGCTTTGTTCATATGTTTTTTGAAAATTAGGGCCGCTATGGTATTGTATGTCATAGCTATTTGGATTATTTTTAGGCATTGAGTATATACCCTCAACGTTTAAATTTTCTCCAGATTTTATATCCAAATAACTTGCGCATTTAAATTTTCCAATAGATGAATCGTAGTATCCGTAATTATAGAATCCCCCAGAAGCAAATTCGCCATTAGATCCAGTTGATACATACCCCGTATACCTTGGAAATAAATCAGCCCAATATTCTCCCGCACCACTTCCAAAAGTTCCAGAACCAGTAAATCCTAAACCTGTTGAAAACGGCACGTCCACCATTCTTCCTGTATTGAATCCAGCCTTAAGCTTTAAGGAGTTGTCGTAAATATACTGGTTGCCCGTGTTAGAATAATTATAGTCTGTATTAAAAAGCTCCCCACTGTCAAAAAATATTGGATCACTATAACCCATTACCGATCCAGTAGTCTGACCTGTCCCAGTCACTCCATAGCAAGTTGTAATCAAGTCGCTTCCAGTATTATAGTTCGCATTAAACTCATAATAATAAGCGTCTCCTCCAGATATTCTATATCCACCCAATTCACTTATTTCTGGATTATAATTGATTGGATCTGGCTGCGTTAAGCTCCCAATAAATCCTGAAAAATCTACCCCTGTATAATATTCTTGAGGTTTAAAAAAACCAGATACATGGCCGCTAGAATATAAATCTCTTGGTATTGCCATAACATAGTTTTCGACGCCAGGAGTTAACTCAATTGACGCATACCCATTTGCTCCAGTAGCACATCTTTCCTTTTCGCTTACGCCCGGAAATACCCCAAGCCCACTACCAGTAAAATTATAAAGCTCTAGAGACTGCAAATCGTTAGATATGTTTTGTCCGTTCAACCCGGTGAGCCCACTATAGTTGCAATAAAAAATACCACTAATCAGACCCGTGCTTAGTATAGAAAAATTTGGTTCCTGATTCTGTGTAGTTAATAAAGCGCTACTAACATTCCCGGTAAAGTCTATTAAATCTATCTGCACCGAATAATTCCTAGAATAGTCTTCGCCTGTTATTTTGTAGTTTAATTGGTTGCCTTTTACTCCTGACTCTGAATAAACCAACGTTCCATTGTTTATTGCATTTTGCCCCGTAAGGTTTCCGTAGTTTTCGTATATGTTTATATCGAAACCACTTATGTATACGTTCTTCTCTATGTCTGATGGATTTTTATATACATAGTCGTTTCTTGGGTCTATTACTTCCCATCTAATATCCAGGTCAGATGTTTGGAAATCTTGATGATAGTTTGACTGGGACGTGGATTTCGGCTGAAGATCCTTGACTGTTTGTTCTAAATTTGAACTAGTTAAATAAATATTTGATATCCTAAACGTTTTCCCGTACTTTACATATGGGTTGGTTAAAGGAATCTTTACTTGACTGGAATTACTAAAAGACATTATCTTGCTATTGAGTAAACTCTTGCGTAATAAGTACCATTTTCCACCACTCTATCGCTTCTGTATTCGTGAGATATAGTACCTGCTGTTTTATCGTTAGGTATTTCGAATGTAGCCAAAAGTATATTTTCGTTAAAAAATTGAACCCTATAACTTGCTGCAGCCTCAATCATTTCCCATGAAGCCTTTATTCCGTATGGTATTTTTTCATTTAAATTTTCTGGCAAAACTTCCACTGTTATTTCCTTTGGAGGATCTATGCTATTTTCAGTAAAGATTACTGGAGATTTAGGTTCTTTTATAGACAGGTCCTTCTCTATATTATCAAACTTATCTTCGTTATATTCAACCCCCTGAATCTGGAAAACTCCATTTGAGGATTCGGTAATGTTTATTATTTTGTATTTATTTGGCTCCGCTAAATTAACGGTGTCTTCAAGAATGAAGGTGGTTCCTTCTATTCCTCTTATTTTAAATAAAGTCTCATCTGCTTGTTTTTCTAGAATATAACCAAGTTTTGTATCACCGCTTAACGTGACCCAGTCTGCATGAATAGAGCTATCCTGAGACCCGCTTACAGCTATAAAATTTTCTCCAGGGAATTCCGAGTCTGCAGTTATCTTAAGCTCACCACCCATTCCACACATATGATCTGTTATTAATATGTTCTCTGAATCTAATAAATCTGTTTGCAGCTCTTTAGCCAGCCTAGGATAACCATCAGCCCAACTAAAAAATGTTATTTCATTACTGTCACATGCTTGAGGCTGATGCCATACAAATTTCTCAGGAGGAGGATCCTCAACCAAGTATCCACCTATCCATGACATTTTATCTTTTGGCGCTACAGCCTGCACCATAATTTGATCCATTTCATCGTTTACAGTAGCAAGTATTCCACCTCTCTCTTCTGCGTCTTTAAGGGCTTCTACCCAAGTGTATTCTCCCGTAACTAAACTGTATGGATTGTTTAGTAGTTTTAATTTTGTATCATTCTCGGATATACCGTATACTACAAAATCTTTTATCTGAGAAGATCTCATGTTTTCTATATCATCATCTGTTGGTGTCCCTATTTCATCTAATGATTCGATAGTCTGGTTCCCTGATAAATTATACAGGCTTATACTCTTCCAAGTATCATTATCGTCTGAGTCTATTATAGTCCTGATTGGATAATCTATTATTATTTCAGCTGTTTTGCCGTCACCATTCACATGAACATCAACCACTTTTCCAGCAAACCTTCCTATTGTTCTTTTATTGTCAAGTACATCTATTACGTCGCCAGGCTTCAAATATGAACCAAGAGAACTAGTCGTAAAAGATAAAATTTCAGATTCCATATTAGCTGTTTTTACAATAAAGTCCGCAGCTCTTTTTGCCTGAGATTGCGAAGTTATTCCAAAGCCATCTATGGTTTGTTCTATCATGCTATTCTCTTGTATCGCCTTTCTGTCCTCCGAATACTCCATTTTAGCCCTAAACATATTATACTTGTCTACATATTTTATCTTACAGGCGTTAGTTCTGCTAGTTTTCGGCGTACTAGAATAAGAGAAACCCTCTTTAGATATATTATTATTGCCAAAAAGCATAACAGAATCTTTCTTCTCATCTTGAAAAAAGTTTATTGCCCCTCCAGACCAATAGGCATAAGCTCTAAATATAGACGCAAATTCGTTAATCAACTTGAAGGCATTCTGCGGGTTCATTAAAAATGCGTTTAAAGTATATCTCGGCTCAACAAGAGGGTAGTCAATTTCCACAGCGCAAGTTCCAAACTCCTGAGAGGGCTCCCTCTCTAAGGTTATTGTGTTTCCAGATTGAGATGTACCTTCTATCTTAATAGATTCATACAATCCATGGTTGTAGTAAAAGGCTAATTGTTTATTAGCATAGCCAAACTCTCTATTGAAATCTGCTGCGTCATAATTATCTGCAGTTATTTTTATAGTATTGTTTCCTGATGTTGTGAAATTTCTTTTTGGGTATTTAGATGAATACCCACTAGGAACAAATTGATCGCAATATTTTGCTATCTTATAAAGGGTCCATCTATCTATATTTTCAGGCTTTATTCCAAACTTCCCAACCCCATACCTCTTGTTAGATATTAAATCATACAAACACCAAGCGGGATTATCGGTCCAGAGCTTCGCTTCTTCAGGGACTGAGTCACCCTTAGAGGCTTGACCAATGAATCTTCCGTCCCAGTTTCCATCGTACTGCCTTGTTTTTGGGTTATAATTACTTGGAACTGCAACTTTCTTTAGTTTCAAATGGTAGTTTCTTTTTGGTATTGAAGCTACATCTCTTGCATTAACCCTAGTACCAATGACAACCGAATTTGGATAACTCAACTGAACTGGAGTTATTTCTGTAATCCCCGCAAGTGAAAATCTCTCTTTATATCTGGCCGCTTGCTCGCCCTCTTTTACTGGGTTTCTTTCTCTATTAAGCTTATAAACCTTAATATTTCTATCTTTCCTCGAAGGGTTCGGTGGAAGATATATCTTTATATCTTTCCTATAGGGAGAAGTTGCGACTCCGTAAATGTATACGTCGGTAGAATAAGGAACCTCCCCTTCGTTTCCATACTTTATCCTGAACTTAGCTTTATTTGGCCATATCTCACCTGCGTTCTCTATTTTTTCTCCTATTTTAAATGCGTCGGCTGCACTCATAAATGCTGTCACCGCTCCCCAGACTACTGTGTGCGCCAAAGCCTCACTTACGTTCCCAGCGGCTTCTACAGAGCTCTGATAAGAAGTGACAGATGCTCCTGGATTAGGGAAAGGCGGAGAATTCGCCAAATTTATCGCTAACGAATGCGTAGCAACAGCCTGAGTGGCCACCACTACTTGTGCTGCATAGTAAACAGTCAATATGCCCGCTATAAAAGTCCACAATTTACCAATTTCATAAGTTATTTCTACAGAATCACCTTCGTAAATATAAGCTAACTCATCAACCTGAACAGTAATATAAGCCTCTTCTACCAATGGATTTATCACGGTATGACTAACGTAGTACTCCTCCTCGGAAGATCGAATTGAATTTTGATCTGCTGTACCCCCTAATAAGAATATTTTATTTATTAAATCTGTACGGTCTTCCCCCTCTACTCCCGGCCCACCTGGTCCATTTTTTACATCCTTTACTCCGTTTATCTCTATAGACTGCCACATTCCGGCTATATTGCCTGGTGTTACATCAATCTCCGTAGACCAATCTTTAGAGCTAATTTCTTCGTCTTCTGAATTGTTTAATATGTATATAGGATCTGATGCCACTTCTTTTTTTCCAGCTTCGTCTTTAGCGGATATTGGGGACGCAAAACTTATTAGCCCTCCCCCTTCCACTGGGTCGTAGTCTCCTGTAATTTTATATAAAGCAGATAGCGTATTTGCTCCTGCGCTAGTTGGCTGCATAACAACCTTTCCTGATTCCCCGTTGTAAGCTATTTCTTCATTAAATACCCCAAGGAATCTATCGGCATCAGCGCCCATCTCATAGTATCCCATATTCCCATCGTATTTTTTTGATCTAATCTTGTCTCCCTGCTGATATAGTTTAGGCTCTTGAACATCAACGTATTCACCTGAAAAAGTTTCATATTGATTTATAACTTCGGTAGTTAAATAAAACTCCGCAAGATCACCGTTAAGTATATAGGTGATTTCAGTATCGTCATTTTGGTAATTATGATTTCCGTATCTATTGAACAAGTTATTCAAGCTAGAGTTTATTTTGTATGCGTATTTTTCTCCACCGCCTTCTTGGTATGACACATAGTCTCCTTGCGCGTAAGGTTTATTTTTTTGAAACTCAGCTAAGTCATTAATATTACCTACTATATTTGCTGCGTTAATTTCCCTAGGGCCATAAAGCGGAGCGTTTATGTCTTTAGTATTTGCACTGAAGGAATATTGGGGCTCGAGCAGTGACTGATCATCCGCTCCTATAACCTCGCTTCTATTTTGAGATATATCTATATCGAATTCATTTATATTGTATGCGTCTTTATTTGTATTTAAGTTAACTTCCTTAACCTGAGAGTCGTCTAGTATTATGCCCTGCAGATAATCGTCTCCAGTATTTCTTAAAAACTTGGGGTCATTTGGGTCATCTATTTTTTCTGCATTCTTATTAAAATTTAAAGTTTCTCCGTTTTTATCGCAGAACCCTTCTATTGAACCTTCGCAAACTAAATCAATTGCTTTATATACAGAAGCAGATTCAAGCTTAAACCAACCAACTCCATCATTTTTATTAGCGTTTCTCCATCTTTGTCCAACCGGTATAGGAAAGAACCCCTCAAATCTAGGGTCAGGTTCGTCCTTTCCAGCTATATACTCCAACTCTCCATATTTTGCAAAAGACACGGGATAGAAATCCCTAGGCTCTCGACTGTCATCAGGCGTAGGCACACTCTGCAGGCATACATACGAACTAGTAGCCGCGTCAGACTCCTTAACCTTGTAACTTGCATCAGCTTTTGATCTAGCGATCCAATTCCCAGGGTGACCAACCCCAGGATCACCCATTTTTGCAACATTTACGCCTTTAAACCAATTGTATTCATAATAATAGTATCCACCAATACTATTCCCACTCTTCTCTTTAAATGTAGTTGTCTCCACTCTCTGCGTATCTGCATCGACGTATTGCCCATAAATACCATCGTTCGCACCAAAATAAGTATTAGGTAGCGCTTTTTTTAAAAATTGATAAGCTGGATCAGATGCTTTAAAATCACTTTTTCCGTCAAATAAATTTGAAACAAAAGAAGATAGCAAAGACCCAGCTTCAGGTATAAAGTGCTTGCTGTATGGAGGCACTAAACTGTAAAGACCATCTTCAAAATTTATTACCTGCCCCCGCTCAGAGTCATAATCGTAGTTTACAGTACATGCGGACACGACATTACTTCCAATTTTCATTCTACCGTAACCAACCGGTACAGATGAACCTTGTTGGTATCTATTTTCGCCGCCATTAAATATAAAAGATTCAGTTTGTATCGCTAAAGTGGAGTCGTCCCTCTCCATCGCTTCCGATATTTTCTTACTAACATACATGCTGGCGGCGGTTGTCAATGCCGTCATAATTAATCCACCCGCAAATCCAGCTCCTTGCGGCATAGGGAATATATGTATATCTTTTTTGGTCGGTAAGGAGTAATCTATTTGCTCGATAAAATCACCTTTGGGCATTTTTTTTATACCGTAGTTAACCCCTTGCTTTTCTTTATTGTTTAAGTATATCTCTATTTCTTGGTGATTTGCGAACAGGGCCGAGACAGCCTCGAAAGGAGAATCTACATCTAGATTCCACTCCTTGCCAAACTTCTCTCCAAGCTCTCCATGTAGAAATACCTTTTTCATCCTTTTACCTAATATATTTACACTAACGAAGCATGCCTGTACACTTCTTTTATTTTGGATTGCCAGCGTTCATCAAGTAATTCTCGGCGCGATAAAACCCCCTCAGCTTGATGGATAAAATAATCATCACCAGTATATATACCAACATGAAATCTTCTACCCTTCTTAACCTCAAACACTAATACATCATGTTTATTTAATTTTTTATCTTTTATCTCTATTAAGTTTTTATTTAATATTTTTAATAATAGTTTATTTGCTTCTTTATCTTCTTTTGGAAGCCAGTAGTTTTTATTCCATTTAGATATGTTTATATTTAATTCTTTTTTAAAATAATCTTTAAACATACAAGTACATTCAAAAAATCCTTTTATATAAGGTCTACCAGTAAGCATATTAGTATTATAACTTTCAGGATAATATAAATAAAATTTTTTAGTAATTAAACTATAAATTAAATAAGGTATACCCATTTCCTCAGACATGGCAATGTCAGGCTTCGATGGATTCTCATTACTCCTTGGGTGAGAGTGGTATATTCCTATAATGTTTTTCTGAATACTATACTTCAAAAACTTAGAAGGAGATATAGTAAAGCAGTCTCTTGGCTCTAAGTGTTCATTAACAGCTCTTTCTACAGAAATAGTTAAATCTTTATTTAATAAAATAAAACCACATACTTCTTCATCAGGGTTACTCTCTGCATGGTTAACTATTTGCGCCTCAAACATCTACTTAAATTCATAAGGGTCGACACCAGGAAAACCTCCAAAAGGTATTCCTTCCTCAGACTCTGTCCAGAATGAATCCTCGCTTGTTGGATTTGTACTAATTCTTTTTCCTCCTCCTGCTCCTGTAGCTGCGTCAGAAAATCTAAGCCTACAACCACATAAAGTTCTATCGCAATCATCTAGCACCCAATTCTCTGTATCGTAAACCGGGTTCGACCTAACGCCGTCATTAAGGCATACATATATATCTATGGGATTCAGTGAAGAGTCGTGGTCAAATGGGACTAGCTTAACAGCATCACCTCTAGAGTATGTGCTAGTTATTTCCCAGTCTGGATAGACTCCTCCTTCTTCGAGCTTAGCAAACTCTTGATTATTAAATTCTCCACTAAAATAAGTATCACTCCCAACCATGTTTTCATTGTAGCCGCTTTGCACGAATCTCTTATTTTTTGTATCAGATATTGGCTTGCCTTTATACCCGCACCCTATATCCCCCCTATACTGCCATGGGCAATTATTAGAGTAAACAGTTCTAGCTGGCACTTTTGCATTCTGGAGTTCCATAAGCGAAACCAACTCAAACTGCACAATATTATCGTCTTCTTTTATTTTTTGATTAACAAAGAAAACGTCTTCCCCGAAGGCTGCTTCCGGATCAGGCTCAGCATGTGGGTTTACATTATTAGGAAAATTAACTGAGTCTAAATATTTAACGAATGTTTTTATTCTTGTTACTTTGTAATTTATAAAGTCGTCAAAGTAGTTAAGGCGCAATGAAATTACCCCCTGATGATTAGTAAAAGTTAATTTAGGTCTAGGCAACCTACCATCTCCATGCATCTCAAAACCTTCAGCCCTGATTGGGAAAAAATCATACTCCTGCCCATCAAATACTAGCTTATTTTTATATCCATTTTCTCCAGCATGAAATAAATATTGACCTTTCTCTCGAAGATTAATTTTATACAAACATATTATTGCAGAAGGATCTAATTCAAATAAAGATTTAATGTTTTTTTCTGTATTTTTCATGATTAATAATTATTAAAATTACTATTGCTTGAGCCATTTGGATTTGTTGTTCCATCTGCATTAATGGAGCCTACGAAATCAGATATGTTTATATTGTTTTGCAGGTTATATGTGTATGCCGTTCTGGGAGGTAAGCCATACACCCTACTAACTGGCTTGGTTTGTTTTATTACGGGCAAGTAGGAGTTCTGTAGATTTATTACCCTTCTGTTTTCAGAAAAAAGGCTCTTTCCGCCTACATCTATGTGCCACCTAGCATTCATATTGTTTGCGGCTGATAAATTGTAAATATCATCTGATGCACCAAAGTAGTAGAAGCAATAAAATATATGATTTTTTAGAATCTCTGGATTTCTTGAACTTAAATTAACATTTTCGTCATCGATAAACTTTCCCCATAGATTTCTTTTTAACTTGTCGTACCAATTTTTGTTTAAATATTCTTCCATCTCTTGAGAAAACGCTTCGTCCCTATTTCTCCCATTCCTAAATATTGAGTCAGCGTTACAATCTTCATTCAGATCAAATATACTATCCCACTCTTTGTACGTATCGCTAAATTTGACAGATTGACTATATACAGGCTTAAATTCCTCAGGAAGCAAGACGCTCCCAATATCATCAGCTTGACCGCTTATGAAATTTCTCTTCAAGTCAATGCTAAAAACGCACCCATCAAGAGAAGAAGAATATATGTTTATTATTCCAGTGGAAGCCACATCGTTGTTTCTTATGTCAACAAACGGCATGTTTCCCTGGTTTGAATATACATTAGAAACTTGAATTAACCCCTGAGGGCTCCATCCGCTTTCATAATAATCCTCGATAAAAATGTATCCAGATTTAACGTAATTCAATTCATCTAACTCTTCTTTTTTTGTTAAAGGTTTTAATTGCCCAACTTCTATTCCGCTGAAATTAGAAAGCGAGCACAAAGAGCTTCCAGGCGCCCAAGCTATCGAATTAGGGTACCCAACCTTCTGAAATTGAGAAGCTTCTAATGGCACTATCTCTTCTGATATATATTTAACCCTTTCAACTTTCCAAGCGTAATCAGAGTTAGTGTCGTACTCGAGTACCCCAGATCCTCCGCTATTATAAATCCTGATGCTCGAGTAAGAATTTGCGTCCATAGCTACTTGCATTCTAATAAAATCATTATTAGGGTCGTTGTCACCGGATGACATATTGTAAATATTCATAATACTTCTTTCATTGGGTAAGCGTTATAATCACCACTATCAACTATAAACATTCTTGCATCTTTTTGGGGCCCAGGAACTATTTCTGCATTAAAGAATACTGTCTGATTGTATAAATCTCCTGCGTCTTCAATAGGGTCAGTTTTTATTTGCATTCCCGTCCATGAGCTTCCATCAATTTCAATCACCTCCGAGTTATTACTCTCATAGGATACCTGTATTGTCTTATTGTCGTAGCTCACATTTGTTGGAGCTAATGAAGATTGAAGTAAATTATCTATATTATTATCTTGTCCAGCCTGAATCAATTGATTAATTAAAGAATTGAACACACCAAGGGATCCAGATATCGCAAGGTTTCCATAAGATTCATACCAGTCAGGGCTCATATTCTCAAGCATGGACGCATAAGCCAAAGAAACATCTCTTAGTCCTACAAAAATATTCGGCACCGATACTTCGTCGGATGTATTTATTTCCAAAGTCTTTTTCTTGTTTAAGAAAAACTGATTCTGAATAGTTGCTAATGTCGATAAATCTGGCTCAATAAAATTTCCAGTATTTAGCATCCACTGCTTATCTATTGGATAGCATATAAGCTCTCCTTCTAGCTTAAAACTAGCAGAACAATAAGAAGAAGTTGCGTTAGAGGAAAACTTAACGACCACATCTTCAGGGTTTTTCTGCTCAAAATATTGGGCGTCCTCTGTTGTAGAGAAGTAAGCCTCATCTCTAACAACATAAGAATCATTTCCAGATTCTTCAAATAATTGCATTGCAGGATTTGATGACTTTATAGCTTTGTTAGATAATACTAAATCACAATCTTGATTTTCTTCCCACCATAATATAGATGTTATTGGGTCTTCTTTGCAGTTTGTAATTTCAAACCCAGGCAAAATATCAAAGGTTGATTCGAATTTATCTCCACTTCTACTATCTAAAGTCCCAGCGTTACCACTTAAAAGCTCAGAATATAAAGGGTGAAAAAACGTATCAATATTAATCCTTTGATAAGGCTCTATAGTTATAGGTAACTCTTCTGTATTTCCAGTTGTGTATTCAGAGAAGCCCGAATAATCTGGGTACTTAAATACAGAAAACCTTTCGGGGTTACTATTTTTAAATCCGGTTATCGTTAAGGGTAAAGTACAAGTATTTATTATTGTCACAAACTTCCCGCTGTCAACAGTTACTCTATCTATATCTCCACAATTAAATTCCGTAATAGGCCTGCAATCCCCCTCGGGCAAGATTCTTTTTGGGTACTCAGTATTTATGTAACTTAAGCCATTTTCGTTGATGATATAATCACATCCAGCTAAAACCGTCTCCCCAGTTGGAGAAAGGCATATTCCAGATTCTTCGTTTATAAAGCTCATTTATTTAATCACCAATTAAGCCAAGGGTCTTCATCGGGTTCATTCGGATAATACGGAGACAGTGGATTAGCGTAAGGGTACGGATTTACAGGCATTTTAGTGCTTAAAATTTCTCTATTGAGCTCTGACACCAATCTATTTCTGAGCGTAATGTATTTTGGGTTGGATTGTACGTTAGATTGCTGTTCAGATCGACCTAGTTGCCACTTTTCAAACTCTGGGTACACATAGTATGGGTTTGCTGGCAACTCAAGAACGTAAAACCAAAGTGCGCCGGCGACTCTCAAACCGTAATTCCTTTCCTCCATGACTTGAGCTACGCTTTTCTCCACTCCAGTTCTTCTACTAACTATAGGTCCACCATTATCCCCGTTTTTGAGGTAATAGTTTGGCTCTGTTTTAACTGGCGGACTTGGTGGTTCTTTAACTGGCTCGTCTCCTATAGTGTTCTTGCTAGACGGCACGTTTATATCGAACTCGTAATTCGCATAGCAATCCATTTCCTTAGCTGTGCCATCATCAGAGTTTATCAAGAGTTGAACGCTTTCAGAAAAATCGCTTAACTTACCAACCTTTATTCCAAAAAATAAATCAAGCTTTTCTCCCGGTTTTATTAACGGCAAGTGAGAATAATTTCCTTGATAATTATTGGATAGATTAGCTGAACCAATATTATAGTCTGTTATTTCGAGTCCTGAGTCTGACCTAAAAACCCTAATAGGCATACCCTTGGATGCAACTCCTATATTATTGACTCCTTCCGTTTCGGCAGAATTTAAACTCCAACCTCCATTTATATCATAAATAACTGACTCTCTAGACACTTCGTATTTGGTATTAAATGTTTGCCATAATATATTGGAAGCCTTCTTTTCATCTGAAAACAAATCTTGATTATCTGGGTCCCCAAAATATTGCCCACCATAACCTTTAACTATAGAATCTATACCTTCTCCTTGAGCTGTATACTTCAAGTCTTGATTGCTTCCTCCGTCGACTATTCCTTGTTTTAAAATTTCTGTAGTCCACTTCATTGGAGATTTTTGACCTTTAATATTCACTAAGGTATTCAAGAGCCTAACGTTATGTGGCCCGCAATTATATAGTACTATGGAGAATAAGTTTTGATACCCGCTATCGTTAGTTATCATTTCCACTACTTTTATTAAATCCATCATTCTCGTCACCTCTTTACTCGGGTCATCCTTTTGAGTTATAGGAAAGAAGAATTGAGGTTTTGTTGCTGGCGGATCTAGATATGGAGCTGGCTGATCATAATCATATACATAGTTAGGCGCATATACTGAAAGATACTGAGGATTACCAACTTGAGCAAACATAAAAACTGTAGGCATTTCTTCCTCGTACCAATTGGGATTATCCGCTCCATTGTCCGGGTTATTGTATTCAGAGACTCCTCCATCTCTAGGTTTACCTTTATAACTTTCAAGCTTCTGGTATGGGTTCTGGGACTGAAACCCGTATTTTTTTAACACTTCATCGCTAGGCCTTCTCTTAGCTAACTCTCCACCTTTTCTTAGTTGAGCGCACATATCTAGAGTATATTGACTATAGTACGAATTATAGTTGGACCCTGGCTGGGATGCGTCTGCACTAGTAAAAACCCCATCACTAAGCATAACAACAATCCTATCTGTTACATGCTCAGCCCTTGGACTATTGTAAAACTGCGCCAACGCTTGACTCACTGCCCTAGGTGAATCTTCCATAAGTGCGGAGTTGGGGTTTTTTACATCAATTTTCTTATAGGACTGTATTTTATCGAATGAATTTGGCAAATCTGAAACGTCTTGTATGATTTGCCTAGAGTCAGCCATTAATATAAAACCTATGTTAACCCTTTTTTCGTCTATCTTTATTTTGAACCTATCTAAGTTCTCTAAATTGTAGCCATTGTTCTCAAGAGAATCTCTTAGTTCTTTTAGTGGATCATAAAGCTTTGATATTAAGCTATCCATTACTTTGTTATCCGCAGGCCAAGGAGGGACCGTGTCATCCCCACTAATAGAACCGTAAGAAAGTTCAGGGGCATCATAAATACCATTAAATGACTTAGTTCCAGGCATCACATACTTATCGTAAGCTGTTATCATTTTTAGAACTACATCTATGGTTAGTCTATATTTTGATATTATCTCTCCCTCTACATCCATGTATAAATTAGTCATACTTCCAGTAGTATCAACTATGAAAACTAAATCGACAGCCTTAGACTTGGTAGTTATTGCCTCCTTAGATAGATCAAAACCTACACCCTTAGCGGCTTGCAGTTCAGAGGAAAAAGTGCAAAGTTCATGAGTTGTTATTGGGTCATATATTTCAGCGCCATAACAAGGCTTATCCTCTTCTTGCCCTATCCCAAATACTGACCTTAAATCTTCTTCTATAGAAGTTGCAGATTCTATAAACGTAACCGATATCGTATGGTTGTTTTTATAAATAACATCGTGGCCCCAGCTAGGACAATAAAATGTAGACATGTACGGTCTGGTTTGCGAAGTCAGGTAGCTTCCATCCTTTAGGTAAGGCCTAGGCATTTGAAACCTAAACTTCTTGTACCCCAAATGGCTTTCCAGGAACTGTAGTATCTCAGCTGCTTCTTCGTCGCTTCTTTTTTCGAACGTTAAATTAAATGTTGATAAATTTGAGTTTATGCCTCTTTTGTATCGCTTATTATAAGTTTTAGTGAAGCTTGTTTGTATATGGTCAGGCGTTTGCTCTAGGCCAAAAACAAGACTCGGCTTGTGGTCAAAATTCCTAACTTCTAACCATGGAAACTTTGGAGTTTCATTAGCGTCTTTTAAATATATGCTACTTCTTCCTTGTACTGCGGATATTAGTAACCAGAAATCATCCTTCGCCTCTAGAGTGAAATTTTCTAGCGGCGTAAAAGTAACAGACAGGGTGTCTTCATTTATATCTGAGTCCACTTGCATTCTTCTGTAATTCTTTAAATAAACCTGTCTTTTTCTCTCTAGTCCAGTGCTTGGGTCAACGCTAACAGAAGGTATAGTTGATACATTTTCGGGAAGTAAAACTTTACTATATGAGCAATCCTCGGGGCAAACCTGCATGTGCTTCATTGTTATATTGCCCCCAAATACAAACTCTTCTCCTCTGGTTGTAATAAAATCTACTCCACTTTCCTCGAAATACTGAGCGCCATCTTCACTTTCATAAACTTCCTCTCTTGGAATTATTTGGTCTTCGCTCACAGGCCTCCATAATTGCTCAGCTGGATCAGTCGACTGAACCTCATTATTCCTGAGTTCAATTCTTTCTCCGCCTATTGGGTCAAACCAACGAATTGACGTCTTTTCTCCAGCGGATGAAGTTGCCCTGTAATTAGCGACCTCCTCCTCCGAGCCTTCTTCTAGTATAGGCCAAAAAGCATACTCTGTTTCGGATATCTTTTTCTTTATCTTCGTTTTGCCCACGTTGTATCTAGAATTTTTTGGATCTACGATTTTTATAAAAACACAATCTTCTTCCTCCAGTCCGACATCTTCTGTGAAAGTTATAATTCCCCCCGTGACCTCCTGAAGGGTGTCTTCCGGATAACGTTTTATTCTTTTTATCTTTTTTGTGTCAACAGTGGTGGTTCCATCACCCTCTTCAAGCGTAAAGGTATTCAGCGTTATCTGTTCACCTTTTTTAAACTCAGTGGTTTCATCTATAAATATAGGTATAAGTGCGTCAATCCTTTTATTGTAACCAGCGTTACTTTCCACGCTAGAAAGAGTACTCTCGGTATTGCATATAAACTTAGCATTTATATTATTATTATTTCTATAAACAATTGAGTGATTGAATTGGGTGCAGGTATACTTTAAATCATCTTTATACGGATAAGTATATTTAAAATTAAAGGATCCTATTTCGCTAGACAAAAGCCTATCTCCCTTATAGTCGAGGCTAAAAATCGACTCGTATGCAAAGGACTTTTCTTGTAAAAAATGTATAATAGCTTTAGCTTCTTTATCTGTTCTATTATTGAAGTTTACATTAAGCTCCATCGGCAGAGCATTGATAGCCATGTTAGTGACATAGTCCTTGCCTTCTCCCATTTTGAGCTCTTCATTAATTGCTACAAAATCCGACTTTGATCCATAAGACGGCCTCCACACAAAATCTTGCGTCCAGTATTTTAATCCATCTTTACTATTGGGGCTATTCCAATAAGAAGACTGGTGATCCTTAGTGCAGTAAAAGAACTTGCTTAAATTTCTTACCGAAGGTTTCTTAAAAACAAAGCCCCCAGAACTTAATCCGTAAACCAATAAAATTATTCTTCCAGAAACCGCATCTTCTGGGATTGAAGTGTCAGCTATATCTATATTAACATTATAATACTCAGTATGATTCAACTCACTTCCAGCCATTAACCTGTGAGTATCCCTTAAGTCCGGCGCAAAAAGCTCTACATCATTTTCATCGTAAAACTTTATACCTATTCCAACGCCTATCGAATCACCAATATTAACAGATCTATCTTGATTTTCAGTTAGATATGTTTTATATTCATCTATCAACCTAGTAGACTCAGTATCCTTCTTTACTAATACATTAATAGAATAACCTAAACTAGAATTAAGTTTAAAAAATTCACTAATTAATAATTCAGCATTATTATTTATAATAAAATTTTTATTTTTAGAAAATGTTAAATCTTCTATCGATAAAATATCATTCTCTTTCCAGTAGGTATCAGGGCTATAGTCTACATATGGATATTTATCTAAAAGTGTTACATTGTTTCCTGTTTCTATGAAGTACTGTATTCCTTCTTCGGTTTGAGTCGTCTGCTCCCTTGGTTTGTAATTTTCTATGTCCGATTCGAAAACCTGTTCGGGTGGGTTCCTAGTGCCGCTTAATTCATTTAATAAAACTAAATTGCTCGCACCACTCTCCTGCCACCATTGTACAGAATTAGCCCCAATTCCTGATATAGGTATGTCCATTATCTGTAAGACTGTTTTATGGTAGCGGAGCCCTGCAGAAATCCGCCCTCCGATACGCTAAGATTATCTTCTTCAACTACTCCGTAGTCTTTTAATTCTTGAGATGGTAAATCCGGGTGAACCAAACTTCCAGCCAATCTGAACTCCTTCATTAGCCCTTGGTTATTGTCAGTAAATTCTTTGCTGAAACCTATATCTGATAAACTTACTGTAACGTCAGCTCTTTGTCCTGATATTTTTAAAAATGGATCAAGCTTTTCGCCCTCTATTCTTATACTAATGTCTATATCTTCTTTTGTGACTCTTACCGGCAGCTCACCATCATCGTCCATTTTTCCGCTTAATGGCACTGGAACTTCTGGGTTTCTTCTTGAAGTTATTTTGTATGTAAAGTTCAAGGGGTACTCTATTCCTACATCTGATGCGCCTTCTACCTTAGTATTAATTGCATGAGGCACACTTAATTGGTTTTCTTTTATGCATCCATAGTCGCTAATGATTGAATCTGCTAGCCCTGACTGATATAACATCCTTCCATATATATCCAAGCTTAAATTTGCTTGTATTATCTGAAAAGGTTCTGCCGAAAAAGAAAGATCTCTTAGGTAAGCATCTTCAAATATATAATCTCCGAATGACCCAGTGATTTTAGCTTCATTTACCTGTGGATAAATATTAGGGTCTAGCAGCCCTGTTAAATCGGCAAAAGTATGAAGGTTTCCAGTATTCATATAATAAGTAACGTCGAGCGAACCCCTAACGATGCCGCCTGCTGCATAGTTTCTTAAAACCTCAACTTCTCCATACTCTATATCCTCCTCATATCTTAGTGTCGTCTCGCCTGTTGATCTCACTTTTATATGGTAATCTCCCGCCGACAAATCTTCAGCTAAATATAGCGCCTGACCTCCAGGATAAGCTATCTTTGCTCCGCTCAATATATTTTCAACCGATTCTGGTATCCTAACTCCTGGCCCATTTGTTGGACCCATGAGAAAGCCTGACTCATATGCTCCAGTAAAATGTATATCTCCAGTTTGAAGAGCGAAAGATATATTATAATCTTCTACGAATTTTTTAGCCTGAATTGGTTGGCTTGCAGAAAGTCCAGCTCTATTTGCGAATACCATTACGGGCTCTTCACCTTCAGAGGCCATCAATAGAGGCACATCTTCATATCTGTAAAAAGGCTTGCTCATCTTTTATTATAATAAGATTTGTAACTCAAATTTACAGTCATTCTTCCGTCTGTAGAGGCAGCCATACTCTCACCAATTAGTCTAGCGCTCTTGACAACGTAATGCTGTATTGGTACGCCAAAACAATCGTTTATTTTTATCGCTATATCATGAACAGTTGGTGATTTCAAATATTTTCTAAGACTTTGGTATTCGTACTTGTCTATGTCCAAACTAAAAGAAGTGTCTGTCGTTATGGGCCATGCAACATCTACCTGGGCAGGAACCGAGGAGCCAACTGTATATATTGGTGATACTGGAACATTTATACTGTAATTAAAAGATGTTACCCTATCAGTTGTTGCTCCTGCGCATTCTACTATTATTGAACCTTGATTTGGAAGCCTTATCTCTGGAAAAGGATTTGAACCCGAAGCATTATATATTCCCGCGTTAGAGTCCTCAGATGTTATTGCAAACCCATTATCCTCCTGAAGAAAAAAAGCTTCATCATCCTCTTGCTCCATAAATTCTGGTGAGCCTCCGATGTCCCCAAATACTCTTATCGAAGTTGAAGTTGATGGTAATTCTCCAACTGCGCATGATACAGCATGGTTAGTTATATAGCCTTTATCGAAACCAAAATATCTCTTTCCGTGATGTATGCTGCCCGTAAAAGGAACATCTCCAGTAAATTGAAGAAAAAAGTCTTCGCTAACAAGCGTCGAGTTTATCGAAAAAGAACCTTCTAGCGGCGCATTAAGTACGGCCATGCTTTGAGGGAAGCCGTTTAAATCCCCATCCACTGCACATTCTGAACTTTCTTCTCCTAATATATGAAATCCATCTTCATCCAAGATAAAAGATCCGTCTGGCTGAGCAAATCTATCTTTATCTTCGTAGAAATTTTGATTAACATGTCCCCAACCAAGCACGTTAATTGGTTTTTCCTCTATAGCATAAGATCCAGCAACATTTTGGACTCCTGATATTTGAGTTCCATTTATGAAGAATTTTTGCTCATACCCTAATACTGCTTGCTTCATGAGCTAAGCTCTCCGCCTATCCTTTTCTCTTCCCTAATAACATCCATTACTGCGCTTTTTATTTTTAGTGAAAGTTGTTGTTCTTCTTCGTAAGAGCTAGCTGAACCATCAGTTGACACACTCTCTTTGCCGGTTTGATCTATGGTTACGTTAACGTTTATATTGTTTGTTGTTTCACTTTTTTGCTGGGTCGCAACAGCTGGTTCGCTTTTTTGATTAAAAGATTGGTTGAACATTTCAACCGGATTAGAGTTTTTAATTCGGTTTGTTGGCGCTGCTCTCGGCACAGAAGAAGTTGGTACCGCTGGTGCGTCGCCGACAACCCCACCTTCATAGTATCCACGCTCACCCCTCTTAAATCCTTCTGGGTTTTGCAATGCAAATCTCATCATGTTTGGATTTTCTCTAAGAAGTTTGTCTGTTGAGCTCTTCTTGATTATAAAGTCTCCCTCGGTTAAACCCACTGGTCCAACATTATCTATACCGCCCTTGCCCTGAATGATCGGGAGATCTCCAGTGGTATTCATTCTGTTTAAATTATCGTAGCCAATTCTTTTCGCTATTGCTGCTGGAACAAAACCTTCTCCTGCGGTAAGCATTGCTGGTACTGACCCACCAGATTGAAATTTTCTTCTTTTCTTTCCGCTTACAGCTGGGTCAAACTTTGAGCCTTTCCACCAATTAGGGTCACCTGCCATAGCTTCACCTTTTGCAATAGAATTAAATCTATGCATTTTTGTATGCTCGTCCATCTGTGGCCCAGAATCTACCTTGCTCCAATATGACTTGATATTTATTTCGTCACCAAATTTTCCATCATCGCCCCTTATTCTTTCATTTACAGGCATGTAAGAATCGTTTCCAACCTTGAGCATATTATTATTCTCGTATGAATCTTTGACTTGGCTGTAATTTACATCTAATCCTTGGCTTCGCGCCTGCTTATAAGCTTCCGAGTGACTGCCAAAACCTAAATCTCCCGCGAATAAATTTTTAGCTTTATCCCCCACAAATCCTGATACTTTAGATAATCCTTTTGATATGTATGGGCTTACCACAGAAAATGCTTCAGACATAATAAATCCAGTAGCTAATTTTACATATTTTTTAACTTCTTGCATCTTTTCGTCTACGGCCGCGTTTTTCTGTTGAACTTCGTATGCTGCTTTCTCCAATAAATAATCCTTGTATTCTTGCATTACTGGATCCCTAGCTATAAATTTAGAACTCAGCCTTGGGTCTCCTCGATTAAAATTAACATCAGACTTTAGGCTCAAATTCTTAAGTTTCTTAGCGTCAAATGTAGGCGGCTTTTCTATTGGCTCATCATCCAAATGATCAGCCATTGCTCTTGAAACTTGATCCATTACCACCAATCTAGTGACTCCCTGAGCCCCCCTAACAATCCTGCTGCTAGAGTTCGGGTTATTAAACTCCGCCATTCCACCTATTGAGAAATTCTGTATTTCTCCGCCGCTATGCTTGAATTGCTTCGCTTGTTCTTTTGGTACGACATATTCTCCCGCCGTTAACATCGCAGGAACTTTATCTACGCCCGCTGGCCCGTCTACAAATCCGCCCTTTGCGAAGTGCTGTATTTTGCCTCCAGCCTGCTTAGCAGACTTATTACCATCTGGCAGAAATTTTAGCTCCTGAAGCGTTTCAATTCCCTTTTGTAAGCCCTCAATAAAGCCATCGAATTTAGATGACGCAATATTCATTTTATCAGTAATCATCGTAAAAGCTGCCTCATTGTTTTTTATGGTTTCTTTCAATTTTATAAGCCTATCATTACTGGCTTCATATTGCGAGTTTAGCTTTTTAGTTTTATCGTAACTATCGTCCGACGCAATAGCAACTTCTTTATATACTTTAGCTAGATTTTCCGAAACTCCTAGCTGTTCTTGGATCGTTTTGATTTCTTTGTCTTTTATTTTTATAAAATCTTCAAAATTTATTTTATCCCAGTCATCTTTACCTCCCTTGATGTAACTTATTTCTCCAAGTCTTGGCTGATCTCCTCCTGAGAAAATGGACATCGGGCCATTGTTATTCTTTCCAAATTTGAAGTTTTTGCTCAACTGATCTAAATCGACAACACCTTCGTATTTATTTTTAGAAACTTGATTAACGCCCTTATCAAAAAAGTGTTTAACACCTTTCATTCGGTTAGTTTTACTTTCACTTTTTGTATCAGATAAAGCCCCAAAATCTTCTTTGCTTTTTTCTTTTAATTTTTCTAAATATGACTCACTATCTTTTAGCTTTCTTTTTAATGAATTATCAGGTGATGTTTCATTTGTAATTTGGCTTCCAGGTTTAGTCAATCCCTCAAAAATACCAATTGCCCTACTTGTAAAGTTCGTAAATACATCTATCGAACGGTCTTTGAAATCTTTCACGAATGTTTTAGCATCCTGTATATCTTTGGCTATTTGTGATTGTATCTGTACATCCGCAAAAGCTCCACCAGCGCTTTGACCTGGCTTAAAAGTAGAACCATCAGGTATTTTTGCATCAGGTGGCGTATTAACACCCTCTTCTTTTGAAATTTGATTCTGCATAACCTCCTTAAGAGCTCTAACTTCAGAAGTTAAGTCTCCCAATGGAGTATTAAGTTTTTCAAGTACCCCACCAAAATGACGCATCTCATCAGTCATTTTAGCTTCGTCAGATTTTCCTTCTTCTCCGGTAAACGCAAATGTCAAGTCTTTTAAAATCTTATCTATGTTTGCGTCCATCATTCGATCAAGCAATTGATCCGCAAGGCCTAGACCAAAGTCAGACCATGCCTCACTTGCGCTTTTTGAACCGCTACCAATATCCTTGAACAACTGCTTAAGCCCACTTCTTGCATTATCAATTCCAATATCCACTAAATCAGCACCAAGATTTTCTGCACCAACATTAAGTTCTGCCATTTTTGATCTAAGCCTATCCATTGCTCTACTACCATTACCAAGCAATTTATTAGTCTCCTCAAGCGAAGCAGCATAAGCAGCCATATTTTCAGCACTAGGATCTATTTGAGCCCTCATCCCTGCCGTCCTTGTTGACGCAATCGCATTAGCTTTCTCAATTCCAATATCAGCCCCAGCAGTAACGGCTAAAGCTCTCTTGTCTACTTTTGCCTTAGTTATTGCATTTTGAAATTCAGTCAACTTGTTGGAGGCTTCCTGTAATTCATTTGCCTGCTGGATTAGTTTAGCCTGCTTGCCTTTCTCAGTGAGAAGTATTGCGTTTTCCGCTGCAATTAAAGCTTCCAGCCTGGCGGAATGAAGCGCCTGCTCTCTTTGCTCTCCAACTAGTTCGGTAAGAGCCTTACCTTCTGATAGTTGTTTATTCTTTTCGGCCGCCAATAAATTACCACTTCTTAAATCTGCAATTTCCTTAGCAAGCTGTTGCTTTACTAACTCGGATCGGCTTTTCTGACTACTTAAAAACTCCAACCTTGATTGCGATTCTTGAGCAGCCCTTTCGGCACTTAAAATTTCGCTCTTATTTTTAGCTTCTAAAATAATTTTATTGTCTTCAGATTCAGCGAGCGCACCTGTCTGAGCCTCTAATTGTCTAAGAGATAACACGGCCGCAATCGCGTCATTTCTATTTTTCTCCTTTTGCGACTCGAGACCTTTTTGTTGCATCTCTAAACTTTGAGCTACTGCTGACGCCAAACCCTCGCCCTGCTTGTTTGTTACGGCTATATGCATGGCTTCGCCTTTTATGCTTTTTAGAATGTTTTCACGGTTCTTGGTTATCGCGGCTTGAGCATCAACATCCATTCCCAAATGCCTAAATAATGCGGTAGCGCCCTTTACGGTTTTTTCCGAAATAAGTCTTTCTTTTTCGTTTTGGTCAGTTATGGCTTTTTGATTGTCTGCTGACTGTTTTAATGATTCAAGCTTTCTGTCTTTTTCTTTTAAAATTTGTTTTGCTTTAATTAAATCTTCTGCACTTATATTAACAATTCCTTTTTGATGTAATAATGTTATTAAGGCTGCAGAATTATTTGAGTCAAGAATCTCGCCATGTTTTTTTGCGAGCATTGTCATTATTTGAATATTGCTATTAAAATTTTTCGACTCATCTGCTACGTCCTGAAATATCTTATTTATTGAATCCATTGCAGAGCTGTCAAGCGTTATGCCCAATTCGGTTTGCACCGCTGAAAAGTCTGCAGCTTTTACGCCTTCATTAATTTTATTCTTTAGCTCTTCTACCGCCTTATCAGCCTCGGATCCTTTTTTATTAAACATGGAGGCTAAAGCTTCAGTGTTTAAATACGTATCCCTAGTTTTATTTAAGCTGTCAATGACTCCGATTTCTGCAGCCTGCAAATCGTTTGCAAATTTACTGTCTATTTCGTTCCTCTTTCTTGCGAACTCGAGAGATATAGCGGCTTCTTTTTCGATAGCATTGTATTGCAATGATAGCTTCTCGCTAGAGAGAAGTATGGAACTTGAATGTTTTAATGCCTCGAGAGATAGCTTTGACTCGTGCTTCGTGTTTTTTCTGAATTCACCAATCTCGAAGATTACTTGTTTGTATGCCTCTATGTATTCTTTTTTAAGCTGAACTTCTTGCTTTCTTTCGGACTCTCCCTCTAGTTGTTTTTTGAATATTCTAAGCTGCGAAACTATTTTCTCCATTGCCCCACCAAAAGCCTCTGATTCAACCTTGTGTAAGCCTGAGGTGTTATCTATAGCTTCGTCAATATTGTTTCCCAGCATATTGATCTGTGACGCAATCATTTCTGAATCAAAATTCTCAGTACCTTTTAGCCCAGAAGAAAGCCTATCGGTTAAACTGCTTAAATCGCCCATGCTTGTTAAATCAACGCTTGTTTCCTTTGATAAGGCGGCAATATTTCTATTTAAAATCTTAAGTCTATCTTCCGTTTCAGCGCTTTCTTCTCCAGCTAGAACACTAGAAAGCCCCATTCCAAGCTGAGAGCCTCTCATTTTTGCTGCAGATTTAAGAAATTTTTCCTCACCTTTATCGGCGGAAAATACATCGAGTTTTTTATCAATCAACTCTCCAAAAGATTTCGTTCCCTGCAGAAACGACATTTGCTTCCTTTGAGCGGCTATAACTTCTTTTATAATCCTAGAGTAGTCTTCATTGCCAGTTGTACCCTTAGCTAATTCCTCAGTAAATTTCTGAGCAACTTTTGATCCAACCATATTTTCGTCCAATAACGCAGACATTGCTTCTTGGGATTTTACCTCTAAATCAAAACCCTTTAGCTTCAGCTCTTGCAACTTTAGCTCTTGTTTTTGGGTTCTTCTTGCGCCCAAGATCTCCAGCTCATCTATTTTTTCATTATTCTGAGATTGAGTCTGCAAGCTCTCAAATGCTGATTGCAATTTATCCGTACTTTCCCCTAGTTTTTCTATCTTCTTTGACGCCCTTTCAGAGGTGGTGCTCAGTAAATCCATCAGTCCTGAGCCTTTCTCCAATCCAAACATTTCGCCAATATTAAAAAACTTAAAAGCCTCATTTAATCCAGTAAACAAAGTATATGCCTGCCCCACTAGTGGCAAAAATCTACCAAACGCTCTACTGAGTTTACCTGCGCCCCCGATTAAGCCTGAAAGTGCCCCACCCCTACCAACCCTAGACCCGGAAACTCTAGCTTCGGCGGCAGCAGCTGCCCTCCTTCTCGATTGCCTTGCCTCTGGGTCTACAATTTGTCCCAAAGAGAAAGACTCGCTCCTCTTTGTTCCAAGCATGTTCATGCCCTCACTAACAAGTTCTTTTTGCTGAATGTATGCGGCGGTAAGGTTGCTAACTCCAAGAATAGCATCTGCGAATACTTTTGTCATGCCAGAAGATGTTTCTGATAGCTGTTCAAATTGACCATTAACCAAACTGATCGCAGATTGCATGTAGAAAAGCTTCTGAAGAGATGAACCCTCTGCATCAGAAGAATCATCTATAGCTCTAGTGGATTCATGTACAGACTCCCTAAGTTTTAAGTTGGCATCAAACTGCGCTTTAAGACCTCTTAATTCCCCCTTCTTGGCCGTCGTCATTTTTTTGATAATATCATTCTCGTTTTTTAGTAGCTCTTCCTTATTTAACGAGGCACTTTTATTATCAATTTTCTTTTGGTTTTCGCTGATTTTTTTAGCAGCTTTATCTACAGATGATGAGAGTTTTTTTACGGAGTTCTCAAGATCTTTGAAACCTACTTTTACTGAGGTGCCTTTTTCTAGTCTCTGAACCCTGGAATCATCGCTTTCAAAATTGGGCACAAAGCCAACGTTAGCTCCATGCTCTTTTGGGTTAATCCCCATGCTTTTAGCGCGACGTATTCCTTGTTGCACTCCCGCCGGTTCATCTCTCGTATTAGTTACGGCTAGCCCCATAGGGTTTTGCGGACCCTTCAATTGACTACTTTTTTCTACTCTGATTCTTCCTTGAGGAACTCCTGCTGCTTTTTCTCTTGATATAGCGTCTTCTAAAGGGTTTGCAAAATTAGGGACATAACCTTTTGCAAATCCAAGTATCTGAAATATGTCGTCAACTTTATCTAACCCAAACTTCTCATTCAATCTTTGAAACTTTTGGGCTCCTCCTGCGGCTTTTACGTATGCATCGATCTTGGCTTGCTCGTTATTGCTTTTGCCCTTTTTTAAACTTTTAAGGTATTGATTTTTATCAAATTTTTTAAATCTTTTCCAGCTAGCCGCAAAGTTGGGCACATGGCCTTTGGCTAAAACATTAACTTTTCCACCCTTTTGCTTGTGTTTTCTTGCTGCAGTTATTTCTTCAGGATCATAACCCATCTTTACGAGCATATCGTAATCGCTTTCCAACCCTTTGTTTACATAACTCTCCAAGAACATTTGGTGAAACATGTTCTTAGATTTAATTGACATCGGAGCAAGGGCTCCACCCTTGAAATTAATACCTTTATTTGCCGGATCACGTAATACGTCTTGAATTTTTTGCTGACGAGTTCTCGTGTCAATAAAATTGGGAATCAATCCTTCGGCCGCCCTTCTCCCGCGAGGCTCTCTTATAAATTTCTTAATAAAGCTTTCTTTGTTTTTCCCTTTGTTTGTGTATGTCGTCTTGATGTCCCCAAACTTAGCGCTACTTAAACCAAGCAGCTCTCTTTCTTTTTCGGTTATATTGTATAAGTCCCAATTATTATTATCCAGTTTAGACAGATAGTCTACTTCCTGGCTATATGCCTTCAATCCACTATTTAATAATTCTTCAAAAATTCTTCCAGTAGAAGGGGCTTTTATACCTTTGTTATAAGCGTCTATTTGCTTGATGTAATAATCTTTATTATTATTTAATATTTTCGAATAGTTACCTCTCCATGCGTCATCTAGTCTTGCTGAAGTTTTTGGAAATATAGACTCATTAGTTTTAAATATATCACCGATATCTATCTTTTCTTTTCCTTTTGTGGGAATATTTTTACGAACATAATCCTGTATTCTTTCTTCTATTTCCTTAAATCCAATTTGACTGTTACTTGATTCTGGTTTCTTGATCGAGATTGAATCAAACCCATAATGAGGCTCCTTAATGTATTCGTTTAGTTTTGGTCGTACTATCGACCTACTTCCCTCTTCACCTAGTTTTTTTATTTCAGAACTCCAACTTACATCACCGCGAGAGCTTTTACTGTAAACATAAGCTGCCGCATCTCCAATTATACCGTATTCTTTTTGGTATTGTTTAAAATCTTTTTCTCTAATAGATGGGTAATATTCTTTCCCAAACTCGGTTCGCTTCTCCCCCTCTCTTACAAAGTTATTATTTATTACATTTTTATAGTCTTTATTTCTCAGGTTTTTTATTAAATGAGGAAGCAGCTTTTCCTTGGGGAATTCTTTTTTAAATTTTTCTTTCTTTTCCTTGTCTTTCGATTTTGTTATTTTTAAAATATCAGAAACTTTAAAGTTTTGCGGCTGAGTTTTCATAGCCCTACTGGGCAATCCCCCTCCTTCAAACACATAATTAGGCACAAACCCCTGGGATACCCTATGAGCTAATAAAGCTTCATGGGTCTGCTGACTGGTATAGTCTTTACTGATTATACCTTTTTTACTTAAAAGCTTCTTCCCCTTGTTAAATTTTTCACCCCTAGCTTCATTGATCATTTCTTCGGTAGCTCCCTGACTTTGCGCGAACCTCATTAAACCATCATCACTATAAAGCCTCAAGCTTTTCAATAATACATTTGGTAATTTCCATTCTCCTGACTTTACTTCGATTGGACTCATACCTAGCCCGATCAAATCAACAGGAAAAGTCGGATCTCCCGATCTATCGCCTGTGGAGAAATATTTTTTACCCTCAGCTTCTAGGACGTCTTTTTCGGCCTGTTGGCTTTTCCTTCTACCTCTTCTGGGAAGCCTCTTTAGGTTGAATTGGCGCTCTATAGAATTAACTCCACCCTCATCCTGTAAATATCTTATAACATCTTTCACTTTTGCAGAGTGAGATCCGCCGCTGTTAGATAAGAGCTGCTTAGTGGTAGCTTCTACGTTTATGGGTCTACCAGAGGCTTCTAGTTCTGCGTAACTTTTGGCTAAATTTCTAGGACCTTTCACGCTTTCTGGGTTGGCAACTAACTTTGTCATCGCCCGGTCCAATATCAATTTATTTCCTTGCATTCTTGCAAAATTAGGCACAAATCCCCCGTTAGCATACGGATCAAACCCGTGCTGACCAGCAAAAGCATCTTTGTAAGTTTTTCCTGCTCTGCTTTGTTCGGGAGGCATAATTGCAGGTTGCCTCATCCCTGGGAACTGCTTTACTTTTTCAGCTTTATTATAAACAACTTGTCCCATTCCAGGAATATCCATTGAGTCCACAGCTCCTGCTGAATAACCACCCCGAGAAGCTTCTTTCCTTTCCTTTTTGGCTGCCTCTGGAAGTACTCCGGATGAAGCAGTAACTGGGGCTGAAGAAGTAAAATCTGGATTTATTCCTGCCCTAACCAAAGGTTTAGCTAAACGCGCAGCCAGATTTGCTTGCTCCGCCATTGCCTTATTTTGTTTCTCGATTATACCTAATATGAATTGCTCTTGAGCCTTTCTATCACCTTCTAAATTATTTAAACCCTCTTGCAGTTTTAAATTATCAGATAAAGCCTTGGTTATGGATTCTTCCATTTGCTTAACTTTATCCTTTTCACTAACTATTCCAAGCACATCTTTCAGTGAGTTATTTGCGAACTTAGATATATTTACAAAAAGTTTTATAAAAATTGCGCCGAAAGCTATTGCTGCTGGCCCAGTTAGAACATTGCCTATACCCTTAACCAAGCCTTTGGCAAAAGCATCTCCCTCTTCTTCTCCACCTCCAAGCATGTTTTTTATGCCCTCTACTCCATCCTGAATAAAAGATAAAAACCCTCCTATTTCTGGGGTAAAAGCTAACTTACCAATTGTTTCAGCAAGCTCCTCAATTGATGAAACAGTTTGAGACGCCATTGCAGACATGGTCTTGTTGAGCATCTCGTTTTTCACGGCAGCATCCCCAGAAGCATCTCCAGCTATTTTAGTAGCTTGAGCTTGAATACTCTGTTCCTTCGATAAATCTTTCAAGGCTGCTCTAAATACATTGGCCTGAAATATTCCAGCTGAAAACTGAACTATGTTTGATTGCTGAGACTGAGTTAACGAGTCAAAAGACTTCGCCATATTTAGCATGATCTTATCAGCAGGCAATATTGCTCCAGATAAATTCTTTACAGCTATACCCATATCTTCTAATTGCTGTATAGACTGAGGTCTTTGTATTCTGGTAAATATAGTTTTAAGTCCATTACCTATAACTGCACCACCACGAGCAGTTGTTTGCTGCAAGGCTGTAACCAAACCAATCAAGCTGTCTATTTCAACACCTGCGTCAATTGCGACTGCTCCAGTTCGCTCTAATGCATTAATTAAATCTTCTGAACTTACAGCGAACTGAACATCTACTGCAGCTAGCTTATCAATAATATCTGTAGTACTTAAGCCTGCCTGCCCGAATGCATTTACCGCAGCCGTTAACCCAGATACGGCTTCAGCAGCTTTTAGCCCGGTCAACCTAGTCAAAGTTAACGCATCATTTGTTCTGATTAGAACCTCTTCCATGGTTAAACCTTGACGTGAAAACTCTAAAGCAGCCTCAGATGCCACAGTAAAAGATTGAGCCGTGTTTTTAGCTACATCAAATAATCCACTACCAAATTCCTGCAAAGATTGAGAAGAGGCGTTCAGAACCACATTAATATCCATCAATGTTTTTTCAAACTTTACCGTCTCAAGAACTAAATTCTTAAAGGCATCAGATATTCCATTTATTATTCCTACTGAAGCTCCAAAAGCTATAACACGCGCATTAGAAGCTTCCAGCGATTTAGTGAATTCGTTCGCCGAAGCAGTGATTCGACCAAGAGGCTGAGTAAAACTTCTACCATTAACATTAAAAGATATTTGTTTGCCGCCTATATTATTTACGACTTTATTTATCTCGGCCGCAGCCCTGTCCATACTTCTCTTCGCTTGAGAAGTATTTACATTAAGATTTACATCTGCCCTTATTCCTGCCATTTTCCTTATACCTTGTTAATATATGATTATATTAATAATCACATATATGTACACCTAAAAAATAATAGCTTTAAGCTTTATTCTTTTTATTTATACTGGTATCAACCCACCCTGCTCAAGCTCGACCAAGCCTTGTCTCTGTAGCGCTAAATAATACTCCTCAAAAGAACCACTCATGAAAAATCCATTATTGCGACTAACCCCAAAACTAAAGTTACAATCTACAGTAGCTATAGAACCAATTGATTCATTAAAATTATAACTATCAAATTTAGCATTATTAATTATATATTTTATAAAAGTCTCATGTTCGCTAGATGGCGCACAAGTAAAGTCACAATGGTTATTTAGATTTATTTCGATTTGGTATTCTTCGTCGTCACAAAACATTGTCCTTAAATCGCCAGTTTCAAAAGCGCTAGCCAGCAAAGAGAATGATATGGTTCCCACTTGTGGATATTTCATTTTTCTTCCGTAAGCATGCATGGAGCCAAATCCATATAAATTTTCTCTATCAAACGGAAGGTTAATGTTAAAGCTTTGTATATTGGCCGAACCTTTAGTACACGTACCCTCTCTTAGCCCAGAAAGTATCGGACCACCAACGTTTAAATTTTTTAAGTTTACATTTATGCCCCCTGGGGGAATCGCAGATACTGGACTTTTATACATTATCGGATCAAACTCTATGCCTGTGCCGAATTGTATTTGTTTTCCGTCTCTCTCCATGATTGGCCCCACTACATCTGAAGCATCATTAATTAAATCTAGGGATGGGTTAGGAACTCCAGCTTTATATATTCGCCTTTCGCTTGAACCTAGAGGTATCATCCCTCCGTCTTGCAAATTTATAAAACCATTTAACTGTGTCATCAAAAAGGCCACGTCGGTTATACTGTCTAGCCAACTATAACCACCTTTTCCAGACCCCTCGCAAGAATGCCTTACGTTTGAACCAACCATTGAAACTGAAGCCTTGGCAAAGTCTCCAACGCTAGCGCTTATAGAATAATCAGTTATATAACAATTGCCAACACCTATTACATCTGTTCCGGAGTATCCATTTTCTCTATTACTGTAGCCCGTTAAGTCAAATTGCTCTTGACCAACAGCCATAAATAGGCTTTTGTCTTCTTTAATATTTGAGTAAATCGTTCCCGTAGGAAAAGATTGTCCTTGCTGAGAAGTATTAAAGCCTAAAACTTTCTCCTCATGTCCGTCCGTTAATAGATAATCGAACTGGACATTTATACTTGGCTCTGAAACTATTTTTCTATCAAGAAAATCTTCTGCCCCTATATGCTGTACGTTCTGTCTAGCTACGTCAACAGATATGCTTGCAGACTGAACCCTATTTAAGAAATAAAGATGTTCTGTATCCGGATAAGCTCCAGGAGAATCAGTCAAGAACAATCCGACTGAATTGTATTTTATTGCATTTCTATTTGGGTGCATATATGTATATACACCCCCGCAGTCTACAAAATAAAATTACTTCCTGTAACCCATGTACAAACCTGATACTGGAGTATTTTCTTCTCCGTTCAGGCCTGTCCAAGATGGAGGAAATCCTGGGATAGCTGCATCTGCCGCTTCTTTTCCAGATATAAACAATCCATTGTCGGCATCGTCGCCACCACCAATGGTAGCCGTGAATGTCAAATCAACTGTTTTATTGTCTCCAATGGTACTTGTGAAGTTTTCTGACTCTAGGCGGGCACCTTTTAATGTATAAGCCATTGCAAGAGCTTCGTCTTTAGTTGTGCAGTCAACACACTCTGGGTCAAACATCTTGACTCCAACGTTTAACTTATCGCAACCACAAAGCAAGTCAGCCATGTTT